ATATTAGTGTTAATCAAGAAACCGGCGGCGCAACATTATCGTTTCAGATTAATAGAGGGTCTACTATCACGTCTGCTATTATATTAGCGATGCTATGTACAGAAAATTTCAGACGCATACCTGTAAGTGCAGGGCCGGGTGAATTTGCAAAACCTATATCAAGCCAACCGATAGCAAGTGCTGATAAGTTAGCACAAATGGTAAGATGGATAACATTTGATACTAATGTTAAGTTTTTAGCATATGATAACAAAGAAGGTAGATATGCAAAAGAATTTTCGTATACCGCAGTTCCTACATTAATACCAAAAGCAGTCAACGATCCTGATAGTACACAAAAATTAGTAGAAAGCAGAAACTTACAAGAACAAAAGTTAGCAGAAATTTTTAGAAATAATCAACTTAGAAAAAGATACGATTATATTCATACAGGTTTAAATACTGAAGTTACTAATTTAGACATTGTTTTACATCAAAGCTATTATGCTGTACAAGCGTTGTTTAATGGGCTGCTATCCGGTCGAGGTATGATGCCCATTGGAGGAGCAAGACCCCCGCTTGATGATGATCCTAACGCTGCGTTGAAAAGAACACTAGGAGATTTGCAAAGAAGACTTCGAGAATTAAACAATCAGTTAAACAGAAATCAGTCACAAGAAGGCGATGCATCGGTTGCGGAAGGAGTTGAACTCAGAAGTCAATTACAAGATATAACAAATCAGATAGAAAACGTAACTGATCAAATTAGTCAAAATGCATCTGCTTGGCAAAGTAGTATTACAGGCATAGATTCTCCTACTATCAATAGAAATCGATATTTAACACAAAGTGAGTTGTATGATGGTGCCGACACTTCAACTGATATTAGTAATGTATTACCGCCACATTTTAGATATGATGTGTTGACTAGTCCGGCGATGACCGGTCCAGACACAGGAACAAATGATGTTGGTGCTGCTCAGATAGGTGCTATGCACACAAACGTTACACAAGTTTTTGATCAATTACAGATAAATCTATCTATTAAAGGAGATCCTTATTGGCTAGGAGGGAGATCTGATGGCGCTAATTATCAAGTAGGTGGAGTTGGATTGTTTTTAAATGTAGGCGTGCCTAGGTATCCAGACGATAATACTGGGTTAATGTTAAACAAAGATGACATTTTTACCTATGTGATTTCGGGGTTTTATGTTGCAAGAAATGTTATGGCGGTTTACAGTGATGGCAGATTTGATATGCAACTCGATTGTTATAGAGACACAACACTAGCAACAAATTTAGTGTATCCACTGTTAGCTGCAGGCAGAATGCCAACCGTAAGATCCGAAGTTTCAAGTCTTCCAGATCTTACTAATAGCACAGATAACAATCCGCAAGACATTGCCAACATAACAGACACTGCAGATTCATTTGGACCACGTGCAGTAGGCAGTGATCCGCCGGGCGGTAGCTCGTTGCCAGGAAATCTTAACGCATCCCTAGTAACATTGTTAACTAATACTGCAAATACAACAGGTGTGACTATAAATGTAACTCCAGAAGGCGGAGTTAGAACGGGCGCAAATAATCCAAGTGGCCGACATGACGGATCTTCAGCAGATATCGTAATGACTTCCAATGGCAGAGTATTGAGTGTAAATAATCCTGCAGATAGACCTATAATATTAAGTTTTACTGAAACGTTTGTTAATAATGCAAAAGCTACAGGATTTGTTCCATCAGTTGGCATAGGTAATCCAAACATTAATCCTGCTACCGGACAACGATATCCAGATTATATGGGAAATAGTGCATTTCATTTCGACATTGCAAGAACACCTAGTGTTAATCCCACTGTTGCAAATAATCCTGGAGCAGGCTCGGCATGGAGTGGATCTTCAGCAACTGCCTGGGTACCAATTTGGCCCGAATTGAGAAGGATTATCGAATGACTATAAGACGACACTCTGGACTTAACACTCAGTTTACAGGGGTTAGAACATCTGTTAACCCTGGTATAACTGGAGAATTTAATAACCTAACCGGATTATATTCTGCAAAAATAGTTGACAATGTGGACGAAAATTTTGAAGGACATGTTTGGGTTGAACTTTTAGGTCAAAATAGACCATCTGACAAAGATAGCAAAGAAGAAAGACATAGCTATCATAAAATTAGAAGACCTATGCCCTTTGGCGGCAATCCGGAAGGTACAAATTTTACAAACAGCTATGGCGCTGTATTTCAACCACCAACTCCTGGTACAGAAGTATTAGTCGGATTTACTGGTCAAAGTCAAGAAGGATTTCTATTAGGCGTGATGCCTATACCGACTAAAAATACTCAAGTGCCGGGATTACCGATCGGTCAACTAGAAGGTTCAGATGGTGTTGGCTCTGTATTAGACAATAGTAATAATTCTGACAATACAGGCGATACTTACGTTAGACATCCTATTGCTAACGCCAACACATTGCAAGGAGTAAGACTAGACGGAGCAAGGGGCGTAGGCAGTAGCGGTAGTAGACGTGAAAGTCCTATTAATGTTTCGGGATTCTTAACAGCGGCCGGTCATAGTATTGTTATGGACGACGGAACTACTGCTTTCAATGAAGATAGATCACTTACACCTGACAAAAACAGACAGCCAGGTAAAAACAATTTAATCAGAATTCGAAGTGGATCCGGAGCGCAAATTTTATTAAACGATAGTGCGGGTATTGTTTATATTATCAATCAAAACGGCAGTGGGTGGATTCAATTAGATAGTTTTGGTAATGTAGATATATATGCAGGAGGCACTATTAGTATGAGAGCAGAATCCGACATTAACTTTTATGCTGATGGAAGTTTTAATGTTGATGCGGACACGGTTAATATAAAAGCTAGGGGCGGTAACGGGGTAAAAATAGAATCAGCTACGGGCGGCACAGACATTTATTCTAACAAGGATTTTAAAGTAACAACTGATACCAATGGACATATAAAAGCAACAGGAAATATCAGAGTCACTTCATCACTTATCGATCTTAACGGCCCGAGGGCAGCAACCGCATCAAAAACCACTGCTAATAATTTAACTGTCAATACCGGAGTTAAACAAAGTATTGGTAGTCGTGTCCCAGAACACGAGCCGTGGGGAGGTCACTTAGTGAATGAAAGTATTGTTGCAGCGCAAGCACCCAATAGCACAACCAACTTAACAGCAACTGATATTAACTTGTCTAACATAGACCCAAGAACAACAGGACCTCAATAATGAGTTTTTTAACTAGTTTAAAATCGCAATTCGACACAACATGGTCTGATTTTATTGAAAAAGATCAATCGTTAATTTATGATGAAATTTACATCGATGATATTTACGCTAGTAATAATATTATCTTAGTTGCACTTAACACTAAAAAATATAGCATATATGACGGGAAAGGTTATGGAGTTGGAAGTACTACTAGAGGCATAACAGAAGAAGAAGCATATAACCTATGGATCAATGATTTACAAACTAAACAGCGATTTTTTAAAAATCAGATAAAAAATTTAAATTTATTAAACATATCACAATCTGCATATGACGGTTTATTTTTGTATTATTACTTAACTAAAGATATTTTTACAGTTAATGCATCAGAGGGAGTATATTCTACACGAGAAGCTATTATTAAAAAAAATTGGGATGTTGTTGCCAGTATGATTATGAGAAGTCAGGTTGAAAGACTACATAGCACTAGAGCAGCAACAGTACTACGATTAGCTGATTATGGTATTATTAAAAACAGGGCATGGTTAAGAAGTAATGGCATTTTTGAAGGCAGGTCTAAGAATCAAATTGGTGTTTTATCAGTCGAAGAATTAACAAGGGCCAGATTTGCCTATTACGCAGAAACTAAAGAATTTTTGCCGTACACACCAGATACATTAAAAAGAGATATTGCTAAAAGGTATGAAGAAACTCTTATGTACCAAACTTTTGTATATGAAACATCAAATACTAATAAAAACTTTACGTTGTTGAAAGTACCTAGTATGGATCCAATAGAGAAATTAGAAGTAAAAGTAAACGGAGATGTTATACAACATTACTTTGAATATACGTTATCTTCGAATACTTTAACAATAATTAAAGATTTGAAAGAAAATGATATAATATCAACTATTATTAAGATATAATTATCTTAGTAGTTAATTTGCCGATAAATATTATTATGGCAACTTATATCGGATATAGTACAATTGATGCAACTACAATTAACCGTATTCTAACGGATAAAGATATTGCACTTCGTGATCTTATGAATCACTTTTATACTCGAAAAGGCGAACGTGTAATGAACCCTGAATTCGGGTGTGTTATATGGGATCTCGTGTTTGATCCGTTAGATTTATTAACAGAAAACTTAATAAAAGAAGATATCGAAAGAATCGTAAAAAGTGATCCCAGATGGATATTAGATTCTTTAGTAATAGAAAAACCAGATGACCATACAATATCTGCTCGTGTCCAAATCTACTACGATGATACTGGGACTGCAGAACAGTTGTACTTAACATTTGTAGGTGAGATAGAATAATGGCACAGAGCGCAAGACAAAGCAGTTTATTTGCTGCAGAAGACTTTAGTGTAATTTACGAAAGTTTTGCTCAAGCAGATTTTCAATCGTATGATTTCGAAACAATCAGAAATAGTATGGTAGATTATATTAATAACAACTATCCGGAAAATTTCAATGATTGGATCAGTAGCAGCGAATTTGTAAGTTTAATTGAACTTATGGCGTTCTTAGGACACAACTTAGCTTTTCGTGCAGACCTTGTTAGTCGTGAAAACTTTTTAAGTACTGCAGAACGCAGAGAAAGTGTTTTACGCATTGCCGAATTTTTAGGGTACAGGCCAACTAGAAACACAGTAGCTAGTGGATATTTAAAAATTGATAGTGTACGAACTAATCAAAGAATTTATGATGTCAATGGTAACAATTTGTCGGGGGTAACCGTTCAATTTGAAGATACAAACGATGCTAATACATATCAAAACTTTTTAACTATAATGAATGCTATTTTTCAAACAAGCAGTAAGTTTGGATCACCGTTTGCTAAATTTGTTAGAAACGGGATACAACACGAAATTTATAGAACAAATAGCAGTAATAATAATGTTGTACAAGAGTTTAGCGGAAAGATTGATAGCGGTAGAACTACATTTACTGCACATAGTCTAAGCTATAATGAATATTTAAAAAGAATAGAAGAAAAAACACCAGAACCAAATGGTAAAGTAGATTTACTTTACATGAATGACAACGGCGGAGTAGCAAGTGCCAACACAGGATTTTTTATCGGTTTTAAACAAGGGGCTTTGAATTTTAAGGACTTTGATATACCTGTTGGATTACCTAATATGGTTGTTGACATTAACGAAAATAACATTGCAAATGGCAATGTTTGGGTCCAAACAATAGATGAAACAGGTCAAGTGTTAACCAATTGGACTTTTGTTGATAGGTTATTTGGTAATAGTGCAATCGTTAATAGTGTAAATCCAGATAGAAAAAATATCTATACTATTAGTAGTAGAGAAAACGATCAGATTAGTGTCGTATTTGCCGACGGTAATTTTGGAAACATTCCAAAAGGTATTATCCGTGTTTGGTACAGAACAGGATTAAACAGAACCTATAACATCATTGCTGATAATTTTAATAATGTGGTATATAGTATCGGTTATACTGGATCAGACGGACAACAATACACTGCTACATTTAACTGTAGTTTAAAAAGAGATGTTAGTAATGCAAGCGAACGTGAAAGTATTGATAGCATAAAAGTAAACAGTGGACGTTTCTTTGCAACCCAAGACAGAATAGTTACAGCAGATGATTATACAATTTTCCCTGTAACAATTAGTGATAATATTAATAAAATTAAAAGCATCAATCGTGTTCACAGCGGCCACAGTCGTTTTAGAGATTTTCACGATCCTACAGCAACATATAGTAATGCTATTCAATACGTAGATGATGCATATTTTTACAAAGAAGATGTCACAACTAGAAGTGTTGTGTCTTTGCCGTCAACACTTAATGCAGAACAAATACTTAAAAAGTATATTACACCTCTGATATCTAATCCAGAATTGAGAAATTTTTATTTTCATAGAAACTATTATGGGTTGAGTTCAGAAGGGGCGTATAGTTCGATAAACTTTTTTAATAACTCAACTGAAAATATT